ATATGCGATAGGATCACGAGGAGTCGCAGCTACTCCATCAGCACTGGTTGGTTGTCCGAGAAGCTCAGTACCGCAATGATGTAATTTACGTAATTTATCGAAATTTTCGTCTGGTTCTGGGTCTTCCGGTTTGCCACATTCATATTCAAATTCTCGTCTTGCTTCTTCTTCATCTTCGAGGAAACCTTCATTTGCACTATAAAGATTGGCAAGTTCCTTCGCAACAGAAATAGGATCTGCACCATCTTCAATAAATTGCTTGATTTGCTCACGATGATTTCTGTAATAATTATATGGTCCATCTTCGCCCATATCGAAGAGTTCATCAAGAACACCATCGATGAAATCTGCATCAGATTCTACAGATTCACGAATTCCGTGGAATTTATAATTACCGATACCGCGACCAATTTCAAATTTGATACATTGTGCGGCAAAATCCGGTGAGACAGTAGAAGAATCATTGCTGAAATAATCAGTAATGAGGTTCATGATGGCATTGAGATTCTTTGATGTATCAACTCCGTATTTCTTGAGCCAATGCATTACTTTTGCCGTATATTTTTCAAAGGCTGTTCTCATAGTAAGTTCCTATATTGTTCATTAAATGTTTTAAAAATATTGGCATAAAGTTGAATATTACTTGCCGTTTCTTTAGAACTAAACTTGCTTACACCAGTTTCATCCGGTTCAAGGAAGTCAATCCTTAATTTTACAGTACAAAAGACAGAAGTGCGATTAAGCGTATATCCGAGAATTTCTAAACGGTTCGCATTATCGACATTCTGTTTGATATATGGACGAAAATACTTGTCAAGCTGCATAAGATAGCTCTTGACGTCAGTATTGATTTCATTAGCCATATCGAAAAGCTTGATACGAAGAATGGCAAATGCTTCACCTTTCTTAGTTTCTACATCCTTAAGTGCAACACCGTCAATATTATGAACAATGAAAAGCAACTTATTACGGAGAAGAACATCGTCAATTTGGAGCTGTTTGCCAACTTTTACAGTATTTTTGTCAAGCTGTTCAAGAATATAATCTGCACATTCTGTACTATTATAGCCGTCATTGTACATGTCAATAACGTCTTCGTTAAGCTCACGGGGCATTTTTTTGATAGTATAGCCGGATTTCTTAACGATATTGGCGACTGACTTGAGATAGCGGTTGAACATTTTTTCAATATTACTGCTTTCGTTCATACTACGCAAGGACATGACATAGTTTTTCGGGTCGACACCGTTGATGTACGACTCGAAAAGCCCGTCAAGGTCAAGCTTTATATCTGTATGCTTACGGGAAATAATTTTTTCAACAGTAGATTTATATTGAAGAAAATCCATTATTACTCGTCAGTTCTGATAATTTCGAAGTTAGAGTATGAGAATGTTGCAGTACGTGTAACCTTACCATCGGCATTATGGTCGAGACTGAAATCAGAGATGGTCTTCGGCCAGCAACGGTAGAGATACCACTTGACCGGAAGAGCCTTCTTCAAGGTAGAGTCATAGAGCTTGATTTCGATAGTAGCGCAATAGTCGGCTGCGAGGTTAGAAATAGCACCGCCGGTCATTTCATTGCTACCGCCACCAATATCCTGGCTGAAACCCTGGTTCATCAAGCAGTTTGCCCACTTGTGAAGCTGCTGAGAAACCATCATATCCTGGAATTCATCCCAAAGGATAGTCAAGTCGCCAGAAACAGTTGCACGACCAGGATAGAGGAGCTTAGTGCCCATGTACTGGGTATCAAGTTCAGTAAAAGACTTAGCCGGTAAAGACGCCTGCCTTGCACGAATCATCAATTCGTTAGAATCGAGGATAGAAGCCAGTTCAGAACGAGTTTCGAAAATAAAACGGGTCTGGAAGAGGTATTGCTTGGCAAGGTCCGGCAAGGTAGAAAGATGTCCAAACACGGACATACTAGTATCAAAACGCTGATTCGCCATTATAATTTCTCCTAAATTATTTCTTTTTATTATTTATAATGGTGAACAGATATTTAGAGTTTTCATAAAAACATTTAGAAATTTTATAAATAATTTATATAAATCCAAATTTGTGAGTGAGTGAAATTCTGTTTATTTGTGTTTATTTAAGTTTATAAAATTATTTAGGAGAATTTATGGCTAAATATTCAGTTCCAGGAATCCGTTTTACTGAGATAGATAACACTATCCGTGCGGAGTCCGATCCGGGCTTGGGCATTGGTGCAATCGTTATGGCATCAAACAAAGGCCCTGTTAACCAACGCGTGGTTACGAAGAATTATAACGAATTTACCGAAATCTTCGGTAAACCGGAAACTCTCGAGAGTTACGGTCACTTCGCTGCTGAGAATTACTTCGCTAATTCCAACCAGCTTTTCGCAGTTCGTGCCACAATGGGTGACGAACAGTATGCACAGATTCAGTATAGTTACCGTGGCGCTCCTGTGACTGCCACCAACCAGTCTATCGATACTGCCAAGTTGACTTATGTCGACAAGGAAGCTGACAATAATCTCGTACTTTTGCAGCCGCTTTCTGCGGTTACTGTCGTTCAGTCTATGATTTCTGGCGGCGACTGGCAGTATGACGGCGGTGAAGAAGACCCGGATGGCGGTCAGTATGGTTTTGCTCTTAAGCAGAAGGCTTATTACAATTTGTTCTCTGACTTCAAGAAGGAAACTGAAGACCTTATCGTTTTCAAGGGTACAACCGATGACGGTTGGAAGGGCACTATCACTGAAAAAGGTGTTCGTATTATTTACCCGACTTCTGTCGATGTTAACGGTAATGACCCGCAGCTCGATACTAAGTTAAACTTCAGTAACGAAGGTTGGGAATCTTCTGCCGCACCTGAAAGCATTAGTATTGTTCCGAAGGGAAGCTTGTATAATATTGTCAGCATCGATGTTCCGGCATCTGCAACGCTTGACAAGGAACGTAACAAGATTACATTCTATAGCGATATTTCTGCAACTTCTGCTATTAGCGGTTGGGCAGTTTCTGGTGTCGATTTCATGGATATCTTTAAGGATGATTATTTCCTTGGCGATTATGACTTCGAAAATGCTGACCCGGCTACTGACAATTACGGTATTGTTGACGCTCAGCGTATGGAAATCATGGACTGGGATCAGCCGGACCTTAAGAAGACTTACTACGTCGATAGCCAGGCATTTGAAGATACCTGTGCTCAGGCTTTCGGTATCAAGTATACTGAATGGTTCAATATCGATTCTAGCTATGCTATTGTTGGTAAGAAAGAACTTGACGAAGAAGAAGGTACAGACTTCGTATTCTGCTCAGCAGTCTCTGCGATGTATACCAATAAGACTCAGAAGGAAGAATGGCTCGGTAACGATGATATTAAGGAACGTACTCCGCGTGAAGTTATCATCGATATGATGGATTCTTACGGATGTAACGACATTTCCGATATTAACGATTACTACTATATGAAGTATCACGATGTGTTTGCTGATGCTACCATTGAAAAGATTATCAAGGAACGTCCGGATTACTACAGCTCCAAGAAGCCGAAGAATCCGCCTGCAGACTACAATCCGCAGAACTTCCGTGAACATGTTGAAGAATATCTGTTCTGGCTCTATTCTGAAAAGGGAACAAACGTTCTTACTAAGGAAAGCGTCTATCTTGCTGACGATACAGAACTTGTTAAGCTACCAATTCAGACCGGCTATACAATCAAGAAGGCCGATGATGAATATGTTACTTTGAATAATATTGTTGCTAGCCCGACTTCGTTCCTTGTCAACTCTGTCGATAAGACTTATGCTGACGGTTATACGGTTACGACCGATGCTGAAGATGAACCGGGTATTGGCGATATTGAACGTTATAATTCTGTGTTTGCTGACCAGCTTGTTATCGCTTCTATCGGACCTGGTGAATACGGTAACGACATCGGCGTTTCTATTATCACGACTGAATGTGAAAACATTCCGGCTCTCCATCACCAGAATGCCTTCCAGTGGAAGGATAAGTATGACGATGAAGACCAGATTAAGAAGGACACTTCTCCGTATAATCAGAACCCGCTCAACCTCATTTGGAAGAAGGTTTTCCGTATCAATGTCTACGTCAAGACTAAGACTCAGACCGCTGAAGCCGCTTGGGGTACAGGTATGGATGCTCTCTTGAAGGATCCTGCAGAATCTTGGTGGGTTTCTACTGACCCGTATGCAAAGGACGGCGAAGGTAACAGCCTTTACGCTCCGGTTGTAATTAACGGTCATTCTGACTACATCTATGTTTCTCGTTCTTCTGCAGCCGCTGCTGCTAACAAGAAGGGTGAATATGTCCAGCCGAACCAGACTTTCGCAATTTACAACCTCACCGGTGGTAAGAATTCTACTAAGAATACGATTTCTGAAAAGGCTGCTGCTCTTAACTTCTATAACGATAGACAGCGTGCTAAGTTTGACATTCTCTTCAACGTCGACGCAGTTGATACCTTCAACGGTCGTCAGAAGTATAACGCTCTCCAGCGTAAGATTGCTCAGATTGCTGCATCTCGTACCCAGGATATTGGTGTTGTTCAGGTTACTTCCAAGGCTGCAAAGACTGCTAAGCAGATGATTTCGGAAGCAAAGAACTTCTCCTTCAACAAGGGTGATTACGTAGCTGAATACGGTGGCTATGATAAGTATTACAACTCTGACCTCGCCGCATGGATTTACCTGCCGAAGTCTGTTGCTGGTGCTTGCTCTATGGCTTACTGTGATAATTACTTCTATCCGTGGATGGCTCCGGCCGGTGTCGAACGCGGTACGATTAATTACACTAACGGTCAGTTGCTCCGTCTTACCGACGATGAAATCGGTCAGCTCTATGACAATAACGTTAACACGACTCGTGACTGTGGCGGTTACGGTGTGGTTCTTTGGGGTCAGAGAACGGCTCTCAAGAAGAACAGCCTGCTCAACCGTATCAATGTCCGTCGTTGCTTGAACTATATCGAGAAGATTCTTGAAAACAAGATGACTCCGTACCTCTTCATGCAGAATAGTGTTAACACTCGTAGCTCCGCAAGAAATGATATTCGTAGCTTCCTCGAAAGAGTCAAGGCTGCTGAAGGTATCTATGACTTCGACTTGAGTGTTACCGCGGACCCGGATGATCCGACAATCATGAACGTTGCAATTCAGATTCAGCCGACAAGCGCAATCGAATTCATCGACATCAAGATTATCGTCAACCGTCAGTCTGGTGTTACTGTTGCTGAAGAGTAATAGATTCTAACAGAAATACAAAAGGCATCCGAAAGGATGTCTTTTGTTTTATATAAATAATTAGAGGTTTATAAATGGCTAATTTTGTCGAAAATGTCGATTATACAGTAAATGATAAGAGTACAATAGATAGGTTCCATGTAGAGCTTACATTTGCTTTTAACGTGTCTGATTATCTTGAGAATGACGGATTTAGAATTACAATTCGAGATTTGTTAACACATAAAGACCTCTTGATTACATCGGACGATTTGTTATATGGTGACAGTTATGGTCTTGTACCGATAACTGACGTTGAAATAAATGAAGAGACAAAAGCCAAGCAAATTAATGATAGTCTTATTGAAAACGAAGGTTTGGTTATATTCCTTACTGGATATAATATTTTGACTATTATAATGATACCAAGATGTACAAAGGCAAATAAGACAATAGGATTTTATTCATCGAACGTTTTTATACAGTTTACTGATGATGAATCAGTTAATAGTATTACATTCTATGCAAATCTATTTCCAAAAATGATTAGAAATGAAACTATTGTCCAGAATGAAGAGATTGATGACCCTATTTTGAATGATATGAATATTAGACCGGCATTTGATTTCAATAAGAATATTGATAAAAATGTTGAAAGATTATTTAATTACGATACCAAGAAAATCTTTTATGCTAATACTACTTCAAAAGAATATAAAGATGATGAAGTACCTGTATATATTAGTACCATATCTGCTATGGGTATTGACGATGTAGATAAAGCCATATATGATTTTAATTATGACTGGGAACATGCAGAATCTTATCTTGTCGATGAAAGTAATGGTCAAAAATATGATATTGATTATACGGTAGAAAATCCAGATTCTTATGAATTTGAGCCTGTTCCTGGTTTTAAGACAACTGTTGATGATTATTTGATTACACAGTACATTTATAAGGAAACACCGGGTTTTTATAAGAATAAACTTGTATTTAATCTTGAAAATATTCCGACAGATACTAATCTTGAAAGTTTAAGAGTAACAATCGAAGACCTCAATCCAGCTCGTTTTAATAGTATGGATATTAGCGGTACTGCTAATGTAAAAATCTATAACCCGAATGTAGATTATCGCACACTTGATATTTTGACTTCTGGTTTTATGGAAGATTTATTTGAAAATATTGATGCCGAAATTGATTATGATGGAATAGATACATCGAGATATGAAACATATGGTGAAGTAACGGTTCCGTTGAAGAATATTTGTTTTGACCTTCCAGAAGGTACAAAGAAAGCTAAGGGACAGTTCGG